CATCCTTGTTTATACACCAAAATTTTGCTAATTCTAATGCAGAATATTCTGGCCTAATATCAATCGCTGCTCGTACTTCTACTAATGTGATCATTATTTCAAATCGTTTGTTGCTAATAATACTGCATCTTCGACTGGTATTCCCATACCCATATAATATACAGCTTTGTTTGCAATTAGAGTTCTTTTAATTAGTCTGTCAATAAACTCTTGGTTACGCGGTACGTTTATTATTGCCATACGATCGCGCTTGCGCCGTGGATCGAAAGATATGAAGTCACAAGAATCAGCACCAGCTATCTCAATATTGCATTGGATTTGTGGGTAGTATGTGTGATCCTCTCCAATTCCAGTTTCAATAAGATCAAAATTTGAAGCATGAATAAGTGGATCGTATGGACACTTGACTTCAATGATCTTGCTTTGCTCAAGTACTTTGCCATCAAATGAGCCACCAATGAAGTCAAACAAATTATGAATCTCAAAACAAGTCTCTTCAACAAATACTCCAGCTTTTGCTACGTATTCTTCTCGTGCAAATGGTTCCCATTTAGTGCCCCATTTTGTTTGGCGGAACTCCTTGTTGAACATTTCTTCAATGTAGTATTCTTTGCCTTCGTCAGTTAAGTCTCTTTCAATGAATACTTGCTTAATAACTTTGTAAGCAGATTCACCCCACTCAGCATCTTTTGCGCGACCACGCTTCATTAAGTCTGGAAACTTAGAGCCAGTAAACTTCTCCATGCGGATTGCAAACCAGGCTTTTGAACCCTGTTTTAACTCCTCTAGGTTTTCATATTCTTTTTCACCCGATGAATTGGCTTGCTTAATTTGAGCATCAAGCGCTTTGTCTTCGTCTTCAAATATGTCTTTCATTGATATACTCTTTAATAAGTTTTACTGCTTCATTAATGTTTTCAGGAACTGGTTTCATTGAATTATACAGGTTCTTAAGTAGACCCATTGGTTTACTTATACCATTACAATATGCGGTTATTGCTGTTGGAGTTTCTAATACTAATCCTTCTGGTGTAATTGGGTCTTGACCATTAGTCTTTAGTATGATATAATCAATTTCGTAGATGTCACGAAATATACCCCACATTACAGCAGCTCTTTTAAATGCATCAGAAGCTTCACCTTTTATTGCTTCTACTTTTGTCTCAGTACCAACATCACTACGAGAAACCCAGCCATCTTCAGTTTTTATTTTGATTGACATATACATCTTGCCATTCAAGTTCATTGGCTCATTTTCCCAGTTCTCTGGACCACAGACATGATCAAGAACTTTTTGAACATCTCTTGCATCCTGATATGCAACTATTCTTGCTATACCGCCTTTAGATGTTAAGATTCTCCAACGCAGTACGATATTCAATTCCTCTCGTAATAATCTGCTATTTTGAAGCTTTAATAATGATTCTTTAGAAACACTCATTTGGATTTTTATTTAATATTTAAAGATATAAAATAAATTGATACAATGATTGATTTTGGCAATGTTATAAAACATTTAAAAATAAAAAAGAGTGACCTAATTAATTAGGTCACTCCAAAATTTCAAGTCAATGATTTTACTTTGCGCTTACTCAGCTTCTGCGGCGGTTTCTGTAGCTGCTTTTTCTGCTGCCATTTCTGCACGACGTCTGTCGATATACTCTTGCTGAGCAACCATTTGTTCAATGCGCCATACTGTGTCACAAATGAACTTTGTTGTGAACCCGGTTTCTTTTGCAATATCTGCATTACTAAGCCCTTTTGCAAGAGCTTCGCGAACAGCCTGAGTTTTGTTAGGCTTGTTGTTGAACGTCATTTTCGACAGTTTTTCGGCAGTCTGCTCGGCTTTTTCTGCTTGAGCAATAGCACGTAACCGGCGGTTTTCTTCAATTTCCAATAAGCCACGTTCACGAGCTTCTTGGCGTTCTTTCAATTTCAATTCTTTAGCAGCTTCTGCTGCAGCTTTCTTTTCGCCGATTGAAGATTTGCCGAGTTCTTTTTCAAGTTTCTTTTCGGCACGAAGAGTTTCAGCTTCTTCTTTAAGTTTCATCTTTTCTGCAGCTTTTTCTGCTTTCAACGCTTCTGCGGCAGCTTTTGCAGCTTCTTTTTCTGCTTGCAATTTTACTCTTGCATCAGATTTAGCGCGAGCTTCAGCACCATCGGCAACTTCCTTTGCAACATTTGGATCATCCAATACTTGCTCTAAACGAGAACGTTTTTCAGCGATAACTTCATTCACCAATTCAAGATCAGCACCTTCAACTCCTGTTGCGAACTTTTCAAGTTGTTTAACTGACAATTTCTGCAAATCTTCTTTAATCAATGTACTTTTTGACATAACTTCTGTTTTTAAAATTGTTACTTTTAATTTGTATTTGTATGGTATAAAGATAGCGATATTTTTTGAAACTAAAACATGCTATACAACATTATTTTACTACAACCAACATTTTAGGATTATAATAAAATGGATTTTTTTCAAGAGTAATATTACCATTACTTTCTACTGTTCTAATGGTATTAATTCCTTCAAATGGCATACTTTCGTATACCTCTAACTGTCCAACTTTGTGGCCGACTTTTACAGATTTTCTCCAGCGTACTTTATCTCCAGGTTTCATAATTAGTTTACTTTAAAGCCGGTTGCGTATTCCAGCGTTGCGCGTTTTAATTCTTCTGCTTGCTCAATAAGTTTATTGTGCATTCTCAACTTTGCTTCTTCAATAATCATAGCATAGTTTTCGAGTAGTACTTGTTTCATATATGCTTCAAGTCTAGTGCCACGATAATAATCGTTGTTTGTTTTCAATCTAAATTCAAGTGAGTCGATAGTTAATGGTTCAGTGCTAACCATAACTGTGTTGTTACATTCATTTTCAGTTGCTTCAACTTTTCAGCTAATTTTTTGATTTTTTGTGCATCCATAGTATTAGTATTTATGATTTTTATTATTTAACATTAGCTTTTTTTGGTTCGCAGTTTGTTCTACTATTAGTTGTTTGTCGATTTTGTGTGGTTTAGTTTTCTTTTTTTGCTTTGGCATTTCTTATGTTTTTCATGCAGTTTTCAAGTAACATTCTATGCACGTATTCAAGAGTTGTTTTACATATCAAATCTGTTGCAACGAAATGACGTAGGGCATAAACCGTTCTATTCTTTCCTATTACAACATTACTTGGAGATAGATACTTCGCTAACGAAGATTCAATGTTCAGACTTACTCGTAGCCACATTCCATTCTCTGCAAATTCGATGGACGTGTTTGGATACCATCTTTCTTTAGTTTTTATTAGTCCCATTATTTACCGATTAAGTGTTCGACTAGGATAATTCCCAATTTACAAGCATTTACTACAAGCCATACAAAGCCTATGAATGCTAATACAAATACTGATAGTGATTTATACTCGTGGTCTTTCATTTTATTAAGTTATTTAGTTCTAGTTTAATTCTTTTTACTGTTTCTCCACTCTATGTTTGTGCGGAGTGGTTTTTTTCATATTACTTATTTGTTTGGCTGCAGTGACATAGCGTAGATATACATCCAGTCTTCAACTTCGAATGGGAACTCTTCTTTGGTTAGATCGTCCAAGTGCACTGACCATTCGCCATCGACATTATTCTGTTCATACAATTCCTTAATGACTTCCGCTGGATGCTTTGGGCGGTTTTTCTCGTAGTCTTTTATTATTTCTTCTCTTGTTTCCATAATTTTGTTGCTTTATTAATTATATTCAAATATACACAACTTATTGATCCCTTGTTAAGCTATTCTCATGTTATATAACATGTTTTGCAAATTATGCCTCAATTTAACATAGCAACATTTGCCAATTTAACATAGGCCCATTCCATAATATTTTTGTAAATAGAAAAAAGTGCTAACCAGTACTAAAAAGTGCTCGAAATGGGCTAAAAGTGCACAACAGTGCAACTAGTTATCACCCTCTAATTGCTTGATAATCAACATGTTATGTCCCAAAGTGCTTGAGTGCTATCAACTTTATATAAATGAATAATAAATGAATAATAAGATTATGTTAATATTATATATATATATAAAGGATAGGGAAATCTCGTGCACTCGAGCACCCTAACGTTGTAATTGCCTGATTATCAATGTGTTACAAAAATCTTCTTGCAGTTTTAAAGCACTTTTTAGTTCTAGTTAGCACCCGGCATGAAATAGTAGATTATAACTGATTGATAATGAAGACGTTATGCGTTAACATTCATTAGCATTTCACACTGTAAAGCACTTTTTAGACAACTGTTGTGCACTTTGGGTTTTGGTTAGTATAAAATTACGTGGTATCATGAACCAATTGTCATTTTTATTGCTATCTTTACATGATAACATATAAATATATAATCATGGCATTCGAGGCAAATAACCAACTTTGGCAGTTTAGAAGTGAAGATGTTGGTAAACTTAGGTTCATGCATCCAAATGAATTGCTTGAATCATTCAGTAAGTACTATCAATGGAATGAAGCTAATCCATGGTTTAGACATACACTAGTACAGAAAACTGGATTTGTAGAGAAAATACCTATTGGTAGACCTCTATCTGTTGGTGGATTTTGTTTACATGCAGGTATGGCTCCAAATACATATTATCAATATACTAAGCATCCTGAATATTTATCTGTATGTGAAATAATTAAAACAGCAATTTATACTAACAAATATGAAGGAGCTGCAGTAGGAGCATTCTCGGCAGCAGTGATGATAAGGGATCTCGGCTTAGCAGACTCAGTATCGCATACAGTTGAAGATAATAGGAAGAGTGTTTCGGAGTTATTTCCTGTGGAAGACGTAATTTGTGAGGTTATGATTGAGGAAACATCTCAGCTTGAAATAGCTCGCATTAACACTGAAGTAAGAGCTGTAGAAACAGAAGACAACACTAAAATTAATTTTAATGGCACAGCAAATAAACAAGAACTTCGCATTCTTAGTGCAGCAAGAGAAGAATCCTCTGAAGAGGGGCGTGATACTGGAAGGTTCCTCTAGATCGGGTAAAACCATATCTTCTGTTGACTTTTCTATATATATAGGTGCGCGTATAGGTCAGGGTTACACTATTAATATACTTAAGGAAACATATAACTCGTTTAAGACGACTCTATATGATGACTTTAAAAAGCGCATGACTGATTTTGGTGTGGAACATCCATTCGATCGAAGCAAAGAAGTTGTAACTTTCGACATCTTGGGCAACAAGGTAAACTTGATTGGCGCCGACAAAGCGTCCAAGGCACACGGTATGAGTTGTGACTACTTGTACTGTAATGAAATGTTAGATATTGAGAAGGATTTCTTCGATCAGTCTGAAATGAGGTGTCGTAGGTTTTGGTGGGGTGACTACAACCCAAAGGTAACATCGCACTGGATTTATGATAAAGTTATACCACGAGATGATGTGGCCTTCCTACATACAACATTTAAGGATAACCCATTCATTAGTGATACAGAGAAGGCTAAGATTCTGTCGTATGAAGATACCGAGAGCAATCGACGTCAAGGAACTGTAGATGTCTACAAATGGAAGGTTTATGGTGAAGGACTCCGCGCTGCGATGGAAGGTCTAGTACATCCAAATGTAACCTGGATTAGTGACTACGAGTGGGAAGTAATGACATTTGGCTACGACGAAGAGGTTTGGGGACTCGACTTTGGTTATACCTGTGATCCTAGTGCATTAGTTCAGATACGCGTGAAGGCTAATAAGATGTTCCTAAGAAAAAGATTGTATATACCAACACCTGACTCCTCTATCCTAAGTGATTATTTAGATAAGATTTTACCTGAAGACTGCGTTGTGTGGGCTGACTCTGCCGATCCTGGTATGATTAGTGATCTAAAAGTTCGTGGATTCCCAGTATACGCGATAAATAAGTTTCGTGGCGCAATTAACTACGGAAATGGGTTAATAAACAAATTTGATGTTTACATAGTTCGCGACGAGGATTTTCGCAAAGAGCAGGAAAACTACAAGTATAAGGAAATAAATGGCATCGCCTTAAATGAACCCGAAGATAAGTGGAACCATTTATGGGATGCCTCTAGATATGGAGTACTTGGAAGTCTTATGTACTACATGTAGGCGAATAGTGTGCTATTAACCAAAACAAGAATTTAAGTTCAGTCTCCTTAATATAAGAGGACTGAACTTTTCTATACTTACTGTGCTTGCCTTTTGCTGTCATAATCTTTTCTACTTAAGTTGGTTACTGACCTAAAGTACTTTCTTCTCAATGATTCCACTCTAATCAATATAAAGTGGAATCTTCTAGTAAAATGTCTATTATGCATAGTTTAATAATATTGATACAACTACTATAATTGCTAAGAACACTATGAACATTTTGATTACCTGCGATTCTAAGTTCTTTTCCATAATTTTAATGTATTGAAAGTGTAGATCTAATTTCTTCTTCGATTTCTTCCCAAAGTTCTAAGTCTTTAGGAATACCATACCACTCAATGTGAATAGCTCCAGTTACTGTATTGACAGAATAGGTTCCATCATATTCAAATTCACCATCCAACTCAACTTCCCAAGTAAAGTTTTCTTTATTGATTTCAAGTTTAAATTTTTTCATTTCTTTATAGTTTGCCAGATTATTAATAAAATTACCAATAACACATATCCACCGAATATTTTGAATAACATATACACTCCAAACACAGTTAAAACCCACTTTGAGATCTTAACTCCATATTTTTCAAATTTATTAGTCATTTTTGAGTACTATTAGTATTTTAGAATTATTATGCTTAAAACCATAGAAACCTTGTCTTTTGATCATATAACTAGCCATATTAGTTATAATTGTGCAGAATGATAAATCTTTCATCTGTTCTATCTTTTTAAGACAGATAGTTACATCTGCAGCTTGAATGTCTTCTTGAGTAAGTTTACTTTTGGTCATATCTTCCTTTATTAAATTCTATTTGGAACTTGTATTCAATGAGATTAATTACATTTCTATTATACTGATCATCTAAGATCCTTTTGGCCGCTAAGAATGCAGACCTCTTGTCTACACTCTTATGTCTATCTTTGATTGGAACTACTTTTTTCATTCTGCATCTCTTGTTAGTATTTGTAATAAACCAGTCAATCTCATCTCATCATCAATGAAAGATATATCATTGTAAATAGTATCTCCTTCTAAATAGTCTTCTCTTATAGTTAAAACCACTTGATCATTTTCATCAATAATTAAACACTGTCTTTTAGTACAATCATGACATTCAATTGTACTAAGAACCCAGACAGTTACATCTCCACACCAATCTGCACCTCCAGATACATTTTCTTTACCCAATACACTATGTATTAAGTCATAAAACTTATCTCTCATAGTAACTTCAGTGTGTAGATTCTTTGTTACATTTTCTGCCCAAACACCTACTTGAAATGTTAGTTCATTAAAACACTTTCCAAATGGGTAATAATTGTCTAATACATCAGACTCCATATTCCACGCTTTATTTAACTCTATAATTGAGACATGTACACTTTGTACTTTTTCTACTAAATTAGTAACTTCTTGTGGTTTCATAATACTGTGTTTTATAGTTAATATTTAATACTGTTTACTTTAATTTTGATATATAAATATACTAATAATAATTGACAATAAAAAACTATTTAACATTTTTTAGTATTTGTTAGCATATCTTTGCATTTTCACATGTAGAGTCAACTCACCTCCGAAGTTCCATAAAGAACTCCAAACAAAACCCATAATCACTATGACTATGGGTTCTATGTTGTTAAGACTACAATCCTAATGATTTCTCAATTCTCCAGATTGTATCTAATAAGAACTTATTATCATAACCAAGTAGTTCTTTCATTTCATCTTTTGACTTACCTTGCAATAATAGTTCTCTCACTTTTTGTGATTTGTTTTCTTTCACAACAATCTCATTGTTAAGTAACAATTCTTTAATCTTTTCAGATTTCTCTTTAGATTTGTTTTCTTTTTCAATCTTTTTGGCCATAACATCTTCTAACTTTAGTAGTTTAATTTTGTCTTTAATGGCCTTCTGTTCTTCAAGAAGAGAGTTCAATTCTGCCTTCTGTTCTTCTTTGATTCTAGTGATCTTTTGTTCTAATGTCTCATCACTTGACATAATAGTACTAATAACTTCATTCACAACTTCCAATGATTTAGTTTTCATAATAATGATTTTTAAATAATTAATAATTTACTTTTTTAATAATAATTAAAGATACTAATAATAATTGAATAAAAAAAATATTTTCTAATGTTTTATAACACTTTTTTAGTTTATTTTTAGAACTTTTTTTCCTTTTTTCAATAATTAAAGATACTAATTTAATTTGAATAAAAAAAATAGTTTTTAGTTAAAATTTGTTAAGAAATGCAAAAAAATGCTAAGATCACTTATTGGCTTAGTCTCCGGTTCTAAATTTTACGCACTCCAAATATTGACGCAGTACTCTCTTATCTAACCACACAATTTCACGCAGTAAAAATAGCTATCTATCATAATAATATTAAGAAAAAATAATGTCTACCGGGTGAACAACGTATTGAATTAATTTGTATATTTGTAAAGCAACGATTAAAAGCAGGAAAAATGGAAGCAGACAAAGGCATTAGGCTAAATCAACAAGCTGAGAAATACTATAAGAGGCTATTATTAGTATCTCATAACTATTTGATTTTGCACAAAAAGAGTAAACGACAAATGGTAATAATCTACGCATTGATTGTAGCGTTAGTTGCCGAAAACTACTTACTATGGGATTATTTGACCGGTTTAATAAGAAAAGTGCTGATGTAGAAACAATACACCAGTCTATAGATATGGTAGATGGGTCTATCTTCTCAATACTAGGTCAGGGGGCATCGTTTAGTTACGGTGGCTCCAATAATGTTTATAGACTGGCTGCGTTTATGCAAATCCCTGAAGTGAATGCTATATTTAATTTACGTGCACGTGCTGCAGGCAACATGCGTATAATAGCTGTAGACATTTCGACAGGGTTAGAGTTAGACATTCAGGACGATTTTATTACACTTATCGAAAATCCAAACTACTTCCAGAGCAAAGAAGAATTATTCGGTCAAACAACATTATTTAAAGACATCTTCGGTGACGAGTTTATGTACGCCCCGACACCTTTTGGTATGAAGAAGCCATCTGGACTATTCACACTGCCACCACAGTCAGTAGAAATGGAAGAAAGAGGGTCATCGCGTGAGAATGGTCCGTTCTACTTGGAAAAAGCTATCCCAAAGAATATTGTTTATACCTTTCAGGATTACAATGGTAAGAAATATGATTTAAACAAAGATACTTTACTACACCTAAATGATAATAACGTTAAGGTTACAAGTGGTAAAGACTTCTATCGCGGTATTTCCAAACTTGATGCACTCCAGCCAGCCGTAGAAAATATAAAGGCTGCTTACGAAGCTAGAAATGTACTGATCGTCAATCGCGGGGCTA